ATCAGCGCGGCGTACCCGTTGGTGCTGGCCGTGTTGTAGGTCAGCGTCACCGTCCGGGAGGCCGCAGCCGACGCCACGAACGTCGCGACGTAGGTCGACGACACCGTGGACGTCTCCTCGGAGAACAGGCGCTGTGTGACCGTCTCAGCGCCGGTGCTGGCCGCCGAGCTGACCACGGTCCCGGTCGCCGTGGTCCGCTCAACCCCGATCACCGCGACCGTCTGCCCGGCCGCCGGTGTCAGCGATCCCGATACCGAGGTCGCCGCCGACACCCCCCGCACGCTGGCGGCCAGGGTCCCGACGTTGTAGCTGAACTCGTCCTGGTAGACGTGCCACGCGTTGGCCAGCCCGTTGACGGTCGCGGACACCGTGATCGTGTCGCCGGCGACCAGCCCAGTCGCCGTCCACACCGTGACCCGCAGGTTCGTCGCGGCCCGGTCGTCGACCAGCGTGAACGTCGCCCCGGACTTCGCTGGCACCGGGTCCCAGTCGGTGCCGTCCCCTCGGGCGAAAACGATCAGCGCGTGCATCCCTGCGGTGACCCCCACCGGAACGGTGAGGGTGGTCGCCGGCGTCGTCCCTGATACAGCCGTGCCAGCGATGAAAGTCATTACCCTCTCCCGAAAGCCACTTGAACATCACCCTGCGCGTTGACCCGAACGAACCGGCGAATCATCTCGATGAACACCCGCTCCAGCGCCGACCCGCCACCGCTGGTAACCCGAATGTTCGGTGCCTCCCCGGAGCCGGCCCGGCGGGCCCCGGGGATGCCGAGCGACACGCGGCGGCCCGGGGCGCCTTCCCACGGGCCACCACCGCGCCGATTGCGGCCGTTGATCGAACCCGACGAGATGATGCCCTCGAGCTTGCTCAACGGCAGCACAGCCTCTTTCTCGCGGCCCTCACCGATCATCGCGAGTGTGGGCCGGGACACGATTCCGCCCTTCGCCAGATACGGAATCTGCGGTGGTGACATCTGGAACCCGCCGTATTCGATCGGGCCCGCGCTGAACCCGGGGATGCCGAACGAAAGGCGGTTCCACCCACCGATGATGCTGTTGATGGCGCCTTTGAACTCCGACACGATCCCGCTCCACATGCCCCGGGCCGCGCCGGAGATCTTCGACTTCATCGTGCGGACGAACCCGCTCAACGACCCGAACTTGCTGCGGATCAACGCCACGGCGATCCCGATCGGCCCGAACAGGATGCCCTTGATCAGAGGCCAGTTCGACCGCAACCAGCCGAACACCTGCTGCGCTTTCCCGAGGAACCATTTGAACGCCATACCAGCGATGCGCATCCCGGTGTCCACGATGGCCCGGAACCGTGAGCTGTGCCGGTAGGCGTAGATCAGCCCGGCCGCGACCAGGGCCACCCCAGTGATGATCAGACCGATGGGGCCCAGAGCGAACCGAACCGCGATACCAACACCGCGCAGGCCCATCGACGCGACCGCCGACGCGCCCGACATGATCCCGGCCGCCGCACCGGTCCCCCGCATGGCCATCACCATCACACCGAGCTGCGACGCCCCAGTGAGGGCCGTCCCACCGAACGCGGCCGCACCGGCCGCAGCGGTGCCCAACGGTCCGTCCGCCGAAGCTGCGGTCATGGTCATCATCTGGATTCGGTTCCGGAACGCGTCGATCCGGGCCTGCCCGTTGTCGTTGAGCGTGTCGCCCATCCGCTTGGTGGCGCCCTCGACGCCGGCGAGCGCCGGCGGGGCTTCCGACAGGGACCGGAGGAAGTCGGGGATCTGCTGGACCGACAGGTCCTCCAGCGGGGTGCCGAACAGGGCAATCGACTGGTTTGCCCGCTCGACAGGGTCTTTGATGCTCAGGAGCCCCTTGGCGATCTTCTGCGTAGCCTTCGCCGAGCTGTCCCCGCCCTTCAGAATCTCGCCGGCCATTTCCTTGGCGTTGAGACCGATCGCTTCATAAGCGGCCTGCGAACTCTCCGACATGTCGGTGCTCAGGAGGGTGAACTCCTTCAGCGAGTCACCGATCTTGTCCAACACCACCGCGCCGCCCTCGGCGCCCTTCACCAGAATCCCCATAGCCTGTTCACCGCTGAAACCGAGGTCGGAGAAATGCTTTCCGTACTCGTCGATGGACGCCATGAGATCCTCACGCAACGCTGCGGGGACCTTCTGCGACGCCGCGGTGATCAGGTCGAATGCCTCGGTACTGTTCGCTGCGAGCTTCGTTTTCATTAGCACGCCGACCGTGTTTACGGCCGTAGCCACGTCTGTATCAAAAGTTTTCGCGAAATTGAGAGCGTCAGCGGTGGTCGACGCGACGGTGTCAGCCGAGGCCCCCTTCAGCCCCTTTATCGACGACACCACCGTGCCGACTGCCGCCGACGCCTCACTCATGTTGCCCGCGTAGGCGCCGGCGAACACCTTGCTGGCCGCAGCACCGGTCACCTTCTGCTGCGCCGGTGTCAGCCCCAGGCTCGCCGCGACCTTGTCGTTCGCGGCCTCGCCCTCGAGGTTCCCGACCATCCCAGCGGCCAACGCTGCTCCACCAGCGGCACCCGCGACCGCAGCGGCAGCAGCAACTTTCTTCGCCGTCGACCTGACGACCTCAGTTGCTCTGTCCCTGGCAAGCAGGTTGAACACCATGGACGTATCGGAACTCATTGCTAGTCATCCCCTTTCGCTTGCTCGATGTAGTCGTCGATCCAATCGAGATACTGCGCCGCCTCCTCCCCGGTCATGGTGTCCCAGTCGCGTGGGCCGATCCCGAGGAGATGCGCAGCGTTGCCGAGGTGCGCTATTCGGCGATCGGCAAGCGGGCTTTTCCCGCTTCCTCCTCCTCGTCGATCGCGTCGACCATCGCGGCCTCGAAACGGTCGATCGCGTTGGCCTGGTCGTCGCCGCTGCCGGTGGTCCGGACGTGCTCGATCATCGCCTCGTACTCCTGACGGGAGTACTCGAGCGACACCTCTTCCCACGTGAACGAGACGTCCGCGAACTTGAGGGTTGGGTGCTGCCGCTTCAGCATCACCCACAGCAGGGCCCGCCGGCAGAGCGCGTTGCCCTCGACAACGGCAGTGCTGAACTCCGACCAGCCGCGCCCAGTGGCGCGCTCGATCGCTTCCATTTCGGGGGACAGCATCTTGTTCGGGTTGTACTTCAGTCGCTGCTCGTCGCCGTCAGACGGCTTGTATACCAAGAACATTCGGGTAGCTACCTTGTCTCTCGTGCGATCCGTTGGGCCCAGTTCTCCAGCACCCGCATCATCGCATCCTTGTACTGCTGCTGATCTTCGTTCATCGCGTCATCGAACCACCCTGGTTTCCCGATCTGCTCCGTCCACTCCCCGGCGCGGCCCCACACCGGACGCCGCCACCGGTCCCGGTTCGTCAACTTCGGGGCGTTCAGGAACCCCCGGACGTTCCGTGTCTTCTTCACCTTGACCCGGGCGCCAGTGGCCCGGCCGGACAGCCGGATCTCGGCCCGGATGTTCCGGGCGATCGAGGGGCCGAGCGCCGGCGAAGGGTTGGCCTGCGACGTGTGCGTGAGGCCACCACTGATGGCTGATTTAGCCTTGCCCACCGCGGGGGTCAGGGCACCGCGCAGCTCTTTCGCCAGCTCGCGGCGCAGCTTCTTCGGCTCGGCCGCGCGGTTGAGCAACCGGCCGAACTCGGCGAGCTCGCTCGCGTCGACCGTGATATCGGCCGGCGCCCCGTCCCCCCGCGGGGCCATCAGGCCGTGGCCCGGGTGATCGCCCCGGAGGTCACGTAGGACACGCTGACCGTCGCCTCGTCACCGATGCTGCCCTCAATCGGGTTCCACCCGGTAACCAGGATGCTGCCGGAGTACTGCGGGTTTCCGACACCGACTGCCGAGGAGTTCGCCCGGACGACGAACGGGACCACGGTGCCGAGCAGCGGGAACATGACCGAGTCGATCTGTGACGCCGCGACATCCTGAAGAAACTTGATCTTCAGCTCGCCCGACTTCAGCCCACCGAGGAACTCCTTCCAGCCGGCGGACCCGTAGTTGGTGATCTCCTTCGCCTCGGATTCGATGGACAGCTCGGCCGACGTGACGAACCCCGACCGGTCGACGCCGTTGAGCGAGACGAACTCGTTGAGGAGGACCTGCTTTGCCATGTGCTGACTCCCTTACTTGGTTACCGGATGCCCAGTGCAGCCGCGAACAAGAACGATGGCGTGATGCCGGAGATGGTCCACGCGATCCGCCAGTAATCATCGGTGATCGCGGTGCCGTCCGTGCGGAGGATCTGCCCACCGGCCGTGGTGGCCGCGGCGAACGTGAGCCGGGTCGTCGGGGTGGTGAACCCCGCATTGTCGTCCGACTCGACCCGCCCGGTGATCGAGGGGGTGCTGCCGGCGGCGGACAGCACGTGCAGGGTGGCGTAGAGGCTCTTGCCGGTCGCCACGGCGCCCAACTGCTGCGCGGTGCCCGTACCGGTCGCCGACCGGGCGGTGCCGGCCGGGTGGCCCACCAGGCCCCGCACGGTGGGCCAACTGCCGTTCAGGCTGGCCTGCCACGGCGCGACGTCCCCGACGTCACCGAGCAGCGCGTACGAGCTGCGCAGCGCCTGCGTGAAGTAGGCGACATCCCCGACCGCCCCGCCGCCGGACGGGACCGCGGTCACCGGGATCACGGCGCCCTGGTCGGCCCACGACTCGTCGTCGACCATCGACGGGTCCCCGGCCTCCCAGAACCCGCCGGCTTTCCATTCCGAACTGGCCAACCCGCCGATGAACTCCTTGAAGCCGGCGGACAGGTAGTTGGTGGTCTCTTTGGCCTCGACCTCGGTCGAGATCTCGACCTTGTTGGAGGTCCCGGTCAGGTCGGCGCCGCCGGCCCAAAACCTCGTGTCGAGGAGAACGAATTTGCTCATTGTGTCCCGCTTCCGATGACGTGCACCCTGATCTCTGCTCCCAGGTAGCTGATCTGATCATGCTGATACCAGCGCATCCCCTGCGCCGCGCGCACGTGGTAGTCGTCGCAGGCCCCGCCCAGGCCGGTCCCGCCCGGGCCGTTCTGGCGTTCGGACTCGATGGCCTCTTTCAACGAGGGTCCACCGGAACCGGACAGCAGGTTGTTGAGCCGCTCGGCGCCGGACTTGTCGTCGGCCCGGGACACCAGAACCCGCATGGTGAAGTCGATGGCGTCGAGGCCGCGACCCATCGTTCGGTCAAAATCGACGTCGTACTCCGCGACGAAACACACCGGTGTGACCACGGAATCGGGGGTGTAGGCGAACGTGGTGAGCTTCTCGCCACTGGTCGCCGTGGTCCCGGCGGCCCGGGCCAACCCGACGCATACCGCTTGGATGTCCATTC